GTGTTGCCTCAGCAAGTGTGGTCTTAACCATCACTTTAACCTTGGACTGAATAACCTTAGCTGCATCGCCATACTGGTCGATCTCAATGTCAACCATGTCAGGCTCCCACGAAATCTCAACACCGCCGTTTGTTGCACCCACATCTGTAAGACTGTCAAAGTCAGCGTTTGTCATTGCTGTGTTAGAAGCACCAGTCTTAATTGTTGCCTCACCCACGACAATGTTAGAAACTGAAACTGCCATGTTATTTCCTCCTATAATTTATTCTAGGACAAATATTTTTTTGCCCTTCCTGTCGCGCCATTTTGAAATTACTTTAACGTGCTCAGGGTTTATTTCATCAGAGCGGCGACCGATTCCTCGACCTTTTTGCCACTCAAACTCATAAATCTTTTTGCCTATATTAACAACATATCCTGAAGTCTTTCCTATATAGGTAATAACAGTATACTCCATATACTTTTATAATACCATATTTTAGGAGGCACTTACCGAATATATGGAAAAATCAAGGTCCATTTGATACCAGCCTTCTTTTTCAAGAGGCTCTATAAAGTTAGAAGATGCTAAATAAGTTGATAGAACTCTAACATTTGAACTTGGGACATTCCCTTGTATTTGATCGGCTATACCAAGCAATTCAATAATTCTTTCACCTATTTGAAAAAGCCTATTAACATCGCTATCATAAATAGAATATTTAACAGCATCATACCTATTCCAATAGGCTTCTACTGAGGGGATAAAGGGATAGTAGAAATAGACAACAAACGGCGCAGCCTCATCTCCATAGCCGTGCGCCGGGAAAAAGCTCATTGTCTTTCCAGCGATGCTAGTAAGTGTTGCATCGTCTTTTAAATATTGATTAACATCATATACACTAATTGGCATAATTTATCCTACAATCTGCGCTGGGGCATCAAGGGTAGGCCTTACAACCCCGCCTCTAGGGCCAAATCCCTGCAGGTTAAGACCCCTTCTAAGATTTCTTAAAGTAATTTCCTTAAGCATCCTCTTAACCTGGTCTTTATGAGATCTAACTGCACCCATACGAACTTTTACCAAATATGGCGGATACCCCTTGTTAACACTTTCTGGTCTTATCTTCATAAATGTCTTTGATTGAGAAAAAATAATTTTACCGGCTCTTCTTCCCGTTAAGAAAACAGATGCACCCATTCCTCTATCATATCCATGCTTACCAGTTCTATAAGATTTTTGCGGAGACGCTTTAATGGTTGCACCGACTGGACCGAATCCTTCAACCGAGACAACAATATATTTTGCAGGTCTGCCAAGTTGTGGAAGTTTTGCCTTCGCTTCCTTTTTTGCTTTTTCCATAGCAGCAGAGCGAGCAGCAGCAATTCTGTTAGGAAGAGTTTCTGTATAAATAGAAGCAATATCTAGCTCTAATGCTGCGTTTTTATTAATTCTAATACTAAGCATTTTCTACCACCACTCTACCGACTAATTGCACATGTCTAATTTTACCATTGAAACCTGGTTGCTTAACAATATTAACAATTTCAATTGGACCGCTATATACAACATTACCGTATCTATCTACAATGTTTTGAATTCTATTATCGTATGTAATATGCTCAGCATCACGATAAGAAACATAAAACTGATACTCATCAATATTATCAGTATAAGGACTAACTCTTCGCTCAGATGAAATAGGCTGAAAGAAAGTCTTTATCGTTGCCGACTTTGAATAAGTAACAGTTCTCTGTCCAGCAACACTGGTTGTAATTGTTTTAGTATAAATGTCCATTTTATGAGGAAGTTTAAGAAAAATTCCGTTAGACATTTAGACCACATAATCCATCACAAACAATGTGTAATCCATAAGCAATACATCTGCATCAATATTGCCCGTAGATTCGTAGAATGAAGACTTTGTTGTGTAGCTAATAGTATCCATATCTACAGAAACAACACCGTGTCTGCGTAGCTCAGAATCGTCAGTCATAATATCAACTAGCAAAAGATCTGCTGCTTGCTCAATATTATTGGGAACAAACTGCCATCCAAAATCGCCTTCAATTTTAAAGTCATCATCTTCACTAAATCTAGATTCATAAATTCTTGTTTGGGTTTTATCAAGATAAGACTTTTTAAATTGGATATAATAACTGCTCTGAAAATTGTGAGGCTCCCTAGATTTTTCAATATTGTTTACAGTTGCATCTGTTGAATCATGAAGAACTTCCTCATCTTCATCTCCAACATTTACAGTGACTTTTCTTAATGTGCTAATTGGAAATGGCAAATGAATAGTTTTTTTGCCGCTTCCCTGAAGGAGCATATACTTGTTTGGATAATAATCAAATGATTGACCGCAAAATGTATTGATTATATTACGAACTCTTTTTTCCATGTTATTAAATTGATCATAATAGTCTGATTCAAGCTCTGGGTGATTTTCAAAGAATGTATCAATATTTGCATATGGCGTATAAACATTAATATATTGAGATTGTGTATAGCTTGTTCCAGATACAGTATATGTAAAATCTGCTCTATGACGACCTGCGCTATTTAACACATAAATACCTGATGCCTGCTGACCATAAGTAATTGTGTACACGCCTGCACTAGATCGCGTTGCATTTGTTGGGCCAGAAACCAGCGAACCAAATTCGTGATAAAGACTTACAGAAACAGTATTGCTTGCAGGGTCACTCGGGAGTGTCAATGTAAGAGTTTTACTTGTATTGATTTTGACATCATCCATAATATTCAATTGTACCAGAAATCAGGTTCCAACCCTTAAAAGACTTGCATCGCAACAGACACTTCTAGATCATTTAAATCGTTGCCAACATCACTGACATTAAATGTTCCACTGATATCAAAAGAAACAATTGTGTTGCTAGAATCTTTATAAAACAATAGACCATCGGCATAGTTGATTGCCAATTCACCGTATTCAAGATCTGTCGGCGCTGAACTCGATGTACCGGATCTTTTAATTTTTACAATATTAGCCATTGTTGGCTCCTTTTAGAAAGTACCGCCATCAACAGTAACATTATCCAAGTTTGTTGCGCTTAACACTGTTGTGTTATTAATCTTGAAAACTTTTCCAGAAGCAAGATCAAAATGCTCTGATGATGTCCAAGCGTCTGTTGCATCAATCCAGTTCAATGTCTTTGTTGTTGCGCCAAGAATTGAAATGCCAGCACCATCGGCTGTTGTATCATCTGGAGAAGCAACATTGGCGAGGACAACATTCTTATCCTCAACAACAAGTGTTGCTGTATTAAGAGTTGTTGTATTGCCTTGAACTGTAAGATCTCCGGTGACTGTTAAACTATCTGAAATAGTAACATTTGCTGGCAAACTTAGTGTGACTGCACCAGCAGATGAGCTTACAGCGATTTGATTTGTTGTTCCAGTAAGCGATGTAACAGTCGCTGTTGAAAGATCGCTAACTTGCGATCCTGTAATAGAAATTGTTGAATTGCTGGCTGCTGTGAGGCGACCTTGTGCATCAACCGTAAAGGTTGCAACAGTCCCTGCGCCACCATAGCTTGCGGCAGTAACTGTTGTATTATCAAGATTAATCGTGACAGTATCTGTTGCGCCAGCAACCGACGAAAGACCCGTTCCGCCAGAAATAGTTAGTGTATCAGCACCAGTTGTAATTGTTTGATTTGTTCCGCCATCGCCAGCAACAGTAAATGTGGTAGCAACATTTGCAACAGAATTTGCAATTTCGCTATCGACATATGCTTTTGTTGCAGCATGAGTGTTTGCAGATGGAGTTGGTACAATAACTACACCAGAGAATGTTTTATTTCCGCTTACTGTCTGCTCAGTACTCAATGTTGCAAAAGCACCAGAGCCACCAATTGCCAAAATTTGCGTTGCTGTACCATCAACCCCGCCAGTTCCTTCACCGTAGTAAAGAACATCATCCTGTTCGTTAAACGCTAATTCTGCGTTCTCAAGGCTTGATGGAGCGCCAGCAGCGCCACCAGCAGCTCTTCTTTTAATTCTAATCTTATTAGCCATTAATAATTTCCTCCATCAAGCAACAAAGTTGCTGCACTGTGTACATGGTCAGCTCGAGCCGCCACATTACTTACTCCCACACTTGCTATTCTTGCAATATCAGTAGGAGTGGTATTACTTAAACTTAAACTTGCTAGATTAATTGTACCACTAGTTTGTGTTAATACGGTAGTATCTGTTGTTATGCTTACATTTGAAGCCTGTGTTGTTGTAAGCTGCAAAGTGGTAATATCTGGCATTATCTAGTAACCTCGCCGGTCACTGTTGCATTTCCTGTTAAAATGGTAGTAATTGTTTGACCATTAATTTCTTGAAAATCGTACACATACACTCCGGCCCTTAAATTAGCTGTCAATTCTGGGGTGATGGTAAACACAACAACGCCATTTGCTCCATCTGTAATTTCGGCAGCAAAATTGGCAGAAACCGTATCAGAAGATCTTCTTTTTCTAATTTGACCAGAATATGTTCTAGAACTAATATCAATTACAACATTAGCATTGTTTTTTAAAACAAGCTGATGCGCATATGTATCGCCTTGATAAATATCAATATTTCTAGTTGCTGGCATAATATCTCCTATAAGATATTAGCAATAATTGGTTATGAGAGCAAGGCTGTCCAAGTAGCTGTATCAACATCTCCTGTTGTGGGGAGTCCAACTTTTGCTTGGAACTGTTTAACAGATGCTTGTGTTTTTGGTCCAAAATCTCCATCTTGTAAGCAATTAATTCCGTGTTTTGTCAAACGCCTTTGCAATCTTTTAACTGCTGGACCTTTATAATCTTTTGTAAGATGCGGAAGTGATGCTGGATCAACTTTTGGACCGTCATCAGATGCTGATTTTGCTGGCTGTTGCGTAGCAGGCTGAGCCACTGGTTGCGGAGCAGGTTGATCACCTCTTTTAGCAATATATTCAACAACAGCAGCAGGTGGATTGTCACCTTCTGTATAGCGTAAGTGCCATGGTTCTTCTGGAACAACTTCCCAACTAAATCCAAACTTGCGAACATTCTCAATTAACCAATTTAACCTCTTTGGCTCTGCAGCTGTATGAACATCAACAGCCAATCCGCTATTGTGCTGACTTGTACCCGGTGCAGCTAAGGAAGCCAACTTGGGTGATTTCTTGTACCACTTAACTCCTTGAAACGTTCTTGTGCTTGCACCTTCAATTGGTTCCTTTTGATATCTTTGTCTAAACGACATTAATTGTGATTCAAATGAGCGATATGTATCCCCAGACGAGGTTGGCTTCAATTCAATCCCATCAGCTTTAGCAGCCTCAACCATTGCATCCCAAGCAGCAGCGGCTCTCCAATGCAATTTGCCTCCGCCCTTAACCGGCTTTAGCAACTTCTCTGGTAGCTTACCTGGTGCAATACCTTCAAGGTCTGCTGGCTTTTTTACTGGAGCAATAATGTTCCATTTAACACTCATTTTAGAATTCCTCCTCTTTTTCTTTATCCTTTTTCTTATCGACTTTGTTGAAAACTTCGTTGATTTCATCAATACTAAGTTTACCATCATTTAGGAATGCACGTGACAATCCCTCAATTACAGTAGCAACGCCAGCAATTCCTGCCATAAAAACCGCCTTCCAAACAGGAACGCCAGCGATTGTACCGGCTCCAATTACTCCGAGCCCCGAAGCAGCAAAGGTCGCTAATATACGAAGGCAAATATTTTTGACCTGCTCCATGCTTATGCCTTCTTTTTAGTAGCGGGCTTTTCCGCAGGCTTCTTTGCCAAGAAAGAAGCAACTGTAGGATCTCCGACTTTTGCTGATAACCATGCAAGAGCATAAGCAATTACTGGTGTTAACACCGCAACTACCTCTGCGTCTAAATTCTGTTTAGCGGCTAGATACACCCAAACTCCGAGTGCACCTCCCTTTACTGCTTGATCTAAGTTTTGTGACTTAGTAGACATGGATCACCTCCCTGCCCCAGCGGGCATAAGACAATTATACATCATAGGTTATTCCGTGTCATTCTTTAATATTTCATTTAAATAGTGAACAAAGAGGGCAATCAATGTAGCAATGCCAGCAAGTCTTTGAGTTGCACCAGATAATGTAATATAAACAACAAAGCTACCGGCCAGTGTAAAAGCCAGTCCAGCTGTTATATCCCAAAGTTTTTTACCAAAACCAAACCAGTTAAATTTCTTCATTTCAATTCCCTCCTTTATATAATACTTGAAGATGCTATTACGTGCATAATCTGTATCGTCGTCATCTTCTGGACCAGCAATTTCACCTGCTGGCTCTCCACCTTCTTCTTCTTTTCTACTTCTTGCTTCACCTGTACTACCTCCACCACCAGAACTTCCACCACTTCCACCTGTTGGTCCTCCACCTGTTGTTCCACCGCTTGATGGTGTAGCTGGTGCAATTGTTACTCCAGCAAGAGCTGCGGCAGCAGCAATAACAGTCTTTCTTGCACCAACATCAATTGAAGACCCGGCTGGAACATAGTCATCAAACCCTCCGGCATAAACATTTATTTCTTCTTCAAGAGTTTCTTTAACCTCGTCATCTTGTTCATTTAGAGTTTCAACTAATTCATCAAGCTGATCTTCCGAGAGTTCTTCTACATCAATAGCCGCAAATACTTCTTCTAATTG